CGATTCATTTTCAAAAATGATGAAAGGAAAAATTTCATACAATCCGGGTTATGGAATGGAGAAAAAAACAAAGTCTGGATACTAATGGCTAAGAAAGGACGCACAAAAGGCAATAAAATTTGCCCAGCAGGAATTGCCTGGGCAAAGCGTACCTTTGACACATATCCATCAGCCTATGCGAATATGGCTGCAAGCAAGTATTGTAAAGACCCTAACTACGCTAAAAAAAGCAAACGATGATAGATTCAAAAAAATTAAAAACCATTTCTGCTGAATTAAAAAAAGCCTCTGCTATGCATAAGGCACAAGCAGGAAAAATTGATCGTATGTTAAAATCTTTAAATAAGAAGAAATGAGATATCAACCTATGTGTCAGTGTGGCAATACATCTAATTCCGATGGCCACTGCGACGGCTCACACTTAAACAAGTAGATATGAGTAAAATGAACAAAAAAAGCCGAAAGAAAAAAAGAAGTACTTTCGGAATGCTAAGTGTAAAAGCTGGTATTGATAACAACCCGAATGCAACTCAAGCTGATAGAATAGCGGGTGCAACAATGAAGAAGTAAATGGGTGAATTAAAAAAATGGCGAGAACAAAAATGGGTTCGCATAGGTACAGACGGAACTATCAAAGGTCCGTGTGGAACTAGCAAAGACAAAAAGAACCCTGACAGATGTTTACCATTAGCCAAAGCCAGGCGTTTATCAAAACGTCAACTTGCAGCTACCGCCCGCAAAAAAAAGCGAGAAGGCTCCAGAGGTAAAACAGTTGTATCAAATACTAGAGCGGCAAAAGTAAGAAATGCATAATGGCTGATAAATCCAAAATGAAATGCAATGTCGTAATGAAAAGCGACCGGGCAGGTAAGAAAAAAATGGTAAAAGGTTGCGAGGGGGGTAAAGAAAAACTTATACATTTTGGCGCAACGGGTTATGGTCATAATTATTCCTCGGCAGCGAGAAAATCATTTAGGGCTAGACATAAATGTGGCACAGCGAAATCTAAGCTAACGGCAAGATATTGGTCCTGTAAAAAATTATGGGCTGGTCCAGGAGGATCTACAAAAAGTTCTCCCAAAAATAGGCAAGGAAAATATTAGTATATTTGTAATATGTTTAATTAAAAATTTTTAAAAATGCCTACAGTAAAATATTCTCAAGGATACAATGCCAGACTCGATGAGTCTATTGGTATGAAGGACGGAAAAAAATCTCAAAGCATGAAAGCTAGAAGAGATGAAAGCAAAGGGATGTCTAAGAAATTATATGGACATGCTTATGGAGGTGATCACTCAATGACTTACGAATCTCATGGCGAAAAAAGAAGCGTTAAGGATCATTTATCTATGTTAATTAGAAAATAATGGCTAAAAGAGGCAGAACTAGCAAGGATGCTTTTCCTATGATTAAGGATAAAAACCAGGGGAAATTTACTCGTTGGGTAAAAAATAACATGCCTGGCAAAAGCACATGTAGTGCCGCTTCAGCTGTTATGCGCAATAAGGGAAAATATTCCAAGAATGTTGTAGCAATGGCTAACTTTGCTAACAATTTTGGCTGTAAAAAATAAATATGAAATCAAGAGGTCTCGGAGATAGTGTAGCTAAATTTACAAAAGCGACCGGAATAAAATACGTCGTTGATAAAGTTGCCGAGGCAACTAACACCGACTGCGGATGCGATGAAAGACGCGACACTTTAAATCGAGTTTTCCCTTATAAAAGATATTAAAATGGCATATCAAAAATTACAAGCAGGAAAAGCATGGTCAGTATATCCAAGTGATAATACAGTAATACCAGATATTGGTGTAGGAGGGGCTACGGGAACTACGACTTCAGGTAGCACCACTCAGCTTATTGACGCTAATAGAGTAGGGACTGATCCTGATAATATGGCTACTTTAAGTTTCCTTTTGGCTGGCATAAAACCAGGTATGGTCATAGTTAATACTTCAGATGGCAGCCAAACAACCGTTAAAAATGTGGTTGATGGTACGACATTAAATGTAGATGATAACATATTTTCGGTTAGCGGAAAAGATTATGCTATATACGGTGGGACTCAAGAGGGTTCGGTTTTATATATTGGTGGAGCTGGGAATATTAAAGTTACAACAATCGCTGGTGATGAAGTTACTTTTGTGGGTGTACTACAAGGAACTTTCTTCCCTGTACAGGTTCAAAAGGTTTTTAGCACTGGTACGACTGCCACTAATATTATAGCATTGTGGTAATAGGTATTGTTATAATAATACAATGATAAGTGTCATTGCAATTGGAAATATAATAGGATCGACCTTCAACAACGGAGGCACTCCTACTTTGCAAAAAATAGTAACAGAAGCCTCCGATCAAATTGTTACGGAAGCTTCTAGTCAAGAATTAATAATAGAATAAAAGAAATAAAATGGCAGTTAAGTTTTCACAGTTTACCCAAGAAACAGATGCAGCTAATATTACAAGAATTGTAGGATATACAGCATCTGGCAACTTAAATGTCCAAATACCTCCAGCTAATTTAGACACAACATATACTCTACAATCATCTTCTTCAGGTGATAATGTGCTTTTAACCTTAGATGGCACAAAACCTGGAGGCACAGCCACGGATGACATAATTACAATTACTAAAGGCAGTGGAATAGCTTTCTCAAGTGTCACAGCTTCTGGATTTACTATAAGTGCATCCGGGGCCGTAACTACAGTAGATAAAGGTTCTACTTTGACTTCAACTGGAGATCCTATCACAGTCTCACCAACGACCGGTGATGTTAAGATAATCGCACATTCATATGCGGGGACAACAAATATTGGTTATGTACCCACAGGGGGAACTGGCTCTACTTTTTTAAAGGGAGACGGAACTTGGGGTACTCCTGCGGGAGGGTTTTCAGGCTTTGATATTTCCGACGGTTCTAATACTGAGACCATAGGCAATGGTGATGTTGTTACTTTTACCGGTGGTACATATTTAAATACAGCTGTTTCTGCGACTGACACAGTTACAATAACTCTAGACACAACAGTAGCACTTTGGACTTTAGCCGGTGGAGATTCAGCTGGAACTAATCAGCTAATTACAGCTGGCAATCTTGCTCAAATAAAAGAAAATGATGGAACAGTAGTTAATAGTGTACAAGTCGGTGGAGGGATTCAAACAAAAGCTGCTGCTACCGACCAGTTATTATTAGATCAAACTTCTGAGCTTGTTGTAACCATGGTAAATCCTGGTAGTGGAAATTTATTGTATATAGATGGAGATTACCAGCCTATTATAAATCTACCACAAGGTTTTACATATGAGTTTAATCAAGATGCATCCACTAACAGTGGACACCCCATAGAATTAGGAGAAGTGTTAGATGGATCTACTCCTTATGCTACTGGAATACAATATTACGGAAGTGCATCACAAAACACATTAACACCCGTAACTCAAACAGATTATGTTACAAATAGTACTACATATTCAAGTGGTACTGGAACAGCTAGAGTTCGAATAAGAATTAATCAAAATTCACCTGCACTTTATTATTATTGCTCAAATCACTCTGGAATGGGTGGTTCGATTGTTTCTCTTAACGACAGATATACGGGACTTTCAGCACTTGGTTCTGGTATAACTTTCGCTTTAGATTTTGCGACTGCTACTACATTTACTGCTTCAGCAAGCAATAATGCTACATTTAACTTTAGCAATGCTGTTCAGGGACAAGTTGTAGATTTAATTGTTAGTGGTAATTATACACTGACATTTGCAGAAACAGGCAGCACATTTAACAGAGTGGGCTCAGTGGAATATGATTCTACCACAAACAATCTAATACAAATTATTTGCACGGATGATGCTGTGGGTGCAAAAGTATATCATTACTCAGTAGCAACATTCCAAAGCGATTCAACACCAGGATAATATGAAGGCAAAACTAATAGACGGAAATATTATAACGTACAAGCAATTACCCAATACATATACCAAATCAAATGGCAGCGCGGTGCTTAACTTCAGTAAATCGGATACAGCAGAACTAGAGGCCGAAGGTTTTTATGATTTAGTAAAGCCAAGTTATAACCCACTCACACAAAATAAAGGTGGATTACAATGGGATGAAGAAAACAAGATATTTACATTTCCTATAACTGACAAAGACTTTGATGCTACTTATGATGAAGTTGACGAAGAGGGTAATCCAACGGGTAATAAACTTCCTGTTTATGATATAGATGCATTAAAATCTACAACAATAATAGAACTAAAAGCAAAAGCAGGTGTATTATTAGAACCTACTGATTGGGAAGTTATACGTAAAGCTGAGAGAGGAGTAGAAATAAGTACAGCTACTGCAACAGAGCGAGCTAAAATATTAACCGAGTGTGATAGAAAAGAAGCTGAAGTATCTGCTTTAACAACATATGCTGAAGTATTACAATATAATAAAACTTTCTTTCCACCCTCTGAATTACCAGAATAAACATGAGTTTTAATGGACAATTACTTGCAACAGGAGGAGTAGCTCAATGCTTGACAGACTCAGTACAAGTATTTGGCGCTGACGGTGCATATAGTAGCAATATAGCTGTATATCAGTTTAACGGTAATGCAAATGATGCAACAACAAATTATAATGCGACTACCCAAGGAAGTCCTTCATATGTAACTGGAAAATTTGGTCAAGCCGCTTCTTTATCAAACAGCGATACTGATTATTTTACAACAAGTATATCTCCCACAATATTAGGCAACTCATTTTCTTTGTCTGCTTGGGTGTATTTTACACAAAATAGTGGAGGTAGTGATTATTATTCAATTGCAGGTGCTTATTGGAACGGAAGTTCGGGTAATCAATCTTGGATATTTTATGTCAATAACGGCACTTTAAGTTTTTTTAGTAATTTAACTTCTGGCAGTATTACTGTTACTGGAGGCACTGTTCCATTAAATCAATGGAATTTTGTTGCTTTTTCAATTGACGACAAAAACCAAATATCCCTTAATTTAAATGGTGCTATAACTACATCAGCCGTAAGTCTTTCATTGCGCTCTAATAGTATAAATTTAACTTTAGGGAATTTAGGGCCATATAATGCTAGCAGAACAATGTATGGTCTTTTAGACCAAGTGAGAGTGTTTAACAGAGCGCTTTCTGCCTCTGAACTAAATGTTCTTTATAACGAAACAGATTCAACAACCTCAAACACAAACCTTTTTAACGAAGGTGCAGGTGTAGCTTTATACACTCTCGATTATGATGCTTCAGACGCTGGAGGATTATATGATGGCACACCTTCAAACGTTCTGTTCGGAGTAGAAGGACAGATAAATACAGCAGGATTTTTTGATGGTAGTACGGTAGCGGCAGATATTGTTTTAGGAAGTTCTTTTATATCTGCTTTTGATGTTGCTAATAAAAGTTTTTCCCTTTGGTTTAATTGGGATGGCTCAAATCCCGGATCAAACGGCTATGGAATGCCTTTTTTTATGAATGGAACTGGTCTATCAAACGGAAGAATTGGAGTGCAAATAACTAATTCAAATGGGACAATAACCGCTTATTCCGGGACTGCGGGAAGTAATCCAACAAGCACTATATCGGCAAATACTTGGTATCATTTTGCTTTGGTTGTATCGGGCAGTAGTTATGAAGCTTTTGTAAATGGAAGTTCTATAGGTACTGCTACTAATAACAATGGAGTAGATTCGGGAACGCAAACCGCATCCATTGGATCGTGGTTTAGTTCAAATTACTACTTTACTGGGGATATAGATCAAGTAAGATTTTTTAGAAAATCGTTATCCCAGGAAGAAATTGACGTTCTTGTCGCAGAAAACCCTTGTAATTACACTTGTACAACAGACACTACAAATTACCCTACTACAAACCTTGCATATTACAAATTAGACAACTCCGCTGATGACGAGACTGGAGTTTATGATGGAACCTCTACAGACGTTTTCTATGCCTTTGGCCGTTTTAATCAAGCTGCGGTGTTTAATGGAAGTAGTAGTATCATAAAAGATATTTTGGGGAGTGGGTTTACTTATGCAACCAAAACTATGACTTTTTCTGCTTGGATATTTGTAACCGATAATTCTAACGATAATATGATTATCGGAGATGGACTTACAACAGCTACGGGAGGGTGGGGTATTTCTACTGGCTATGGCAATGCACCAAATCAAAGGCTTTCTTTTTCTGTAGCAAGTTCAGCTATGGGAGGGGTACAACAAACTTATAGTTCAGTATCTATTGCTGATGATACTTGGACACATATTGCAGTAAGTGTAGATTTTAGCAGTGTTACTGATAGTATTAAAATGTATATAAATGGTACAGAGGACACAAGTCTTGTAGATGGAATTTCCGGTTCATTTGTAGATAACACAACTTACAATACATCTATTGGAGGAACTTGGAGTGGCAGTGCGGCAAGGTTTTTTGAAGGTAGTATTGACCAAGTAAGGATATTTGAAACTGCGCTTACAAGTAGCCAAGTATCCGAACTTTACAACGAAAAGCCTTGTGCTGATACATCTAACTTTGCAGCTACATTGTATGAGGGCAATTCATCTTACGTTTCAAACGTAGGTTTTCAGCCTGACCTTTTATGGGTTAAGGGTATAACTTTTTCAAGTAATAATAGACTTTTTGATGTTGTAAGAACAGCAAGTGCAGGGTCACTATCTTCTAATCAGACAGCTGTAAATGCAACAGCTTCTGGACAGATAATAACTAGCTTTGAAGCAAATGGATTTATCGCTCCTTTGCAAGCTGGTGATGTAAATCAAAGCGGTCAAGACTTTGTAGCTTGGAATTGGAAAGCAGGAGGTAATGCGGTCTTAAACGAAGAAGGCACTATTGACAGTCAAGTTAGTGCCAATACTGGCTCAGGGTTTAGTATTGCAACATTTACAGGTGTTGGCTATCCTAATGCAACTAACGCTGAAGTTGGTCACGGGCTGACTCAAGCCCCTGATATAGTTTTTATTAAAGGAACTGGCGGAACTGGACAAAGTGGAGGTGCAGGGGCTTGGGTTGTAGGAACAGGCGTTTTAGCTTCAAACAATTGGACTGGTGCTTTTTATTTAAATTCATCCGCAGCTTATTACACTGCTATTAATTATTTTTTTAATGGCGCCGCTACAGATAGTGTTGTAAAAGTAAAAACTGATTGGTTCGTTAATGGTGCTAATAATACTTATGTAATGTATTCTTGGCATTCAGTATCGGGGCAAAGCTCTATATCGACCTATGAAGGGGATGGTACAAATGATAATAGTAAACAAATAACAGGGCTTGGTTTTGACCCAAGTTTTGTAATGGTTAAAAATGTAGATAGCGCCGGTGGCAATTGGGATATAATAGACAAAGCAAGGGGTGGTGGAAATAATTTATATGCAAACGAATCTTTTAATCAAAACGCAAATACTCCTTCTTCTTATGGCTCAGGTCAATTTATTTCTGGTGGATTTAGTGTAACCAGAGGGTCTGTTGCATCTTCTGTACAATGGAATAAATCGGGTGATACATACCTATATATGGCATTTAAATAAAATAATTTATGGATATAATAATAATAATTATAGTAATGGTAGGGGTATTAATAGTACTTAACATGGTGGTAGCTATTATGCTTGCAAAAAAAGGATTTACTAAAGATGAAAACAACAATATGATCCCCGACATTTTAGAGGAAAAATTTGCGGATATTAAAGCAGATGTTTCAAATAAGGTAGACAGAGTAGGTCAAGAACTTAAAGACGTATCAATAGCAATTAAAGAAGTTGGTAAACAAATAAGCCATGTTCCCAAAGCTGTTCAAGGACAAAAAAGAATAGGCAAAAAAATCAAAAAAAGATAGTTTATGTTTTTTACAAATACTTCTGCTGGTAATATTAATTTTGTTTATGATTATGTTGAATCTAAAAACGGAGAAATTGACAGACCTAAAAATATACAGTCTTAATATTGGTGCTTTAGCCACCTCTATGACTGATATTGATGTAGCGCTGAAAATCTTAGCTACAGCTATTGCAATCGGCTATACTTTACATAAGTGGTACATAATGTATGGAAAGAATAAGTAATCATGTTTCATATAAAGAAGCAACTAAATCTAATACCGCAACAAGGCTAAACATAGACAATACACCTACGGCTTATGCCCTTAGCAACATGACTGCAGTTGCTATAAACATATTTGAACCACTTAGGCGTTATGTTGGTGGTCCAATCAAAATAAATTCATTTTATAGATGTGAAGATTTAAATACTGCTATTGGAGGTAGTAGCCAGTCTCAGCATTGCCAAGGTAGAGCTATGGATTTAGACGATACTTTCGGATATAAAACCAATGCTGAAATGTTTAATTATATTAAAAATGAATTAAATTTTGATCAGATAATTTGGGAGTTTGGAGATGATAAAAATCCTGACTGGATTCATGTTAGCTATGTATCTAATGAAGAAAACAGAGGAAAAATACTTCAAGCATATAAGCAAGACGGAAAAACAAAATATAAATTATATGAGCAAGCCTAAAAAAAAGTTTGGACAAACAACAGTTGGACGTATATTAAAAGCTTCTATTGGATTGATAAACCCAACTTTAGGTAAATTAGTTCAAGGTGATATGTCTGTAGAGGAAGTCGTAAATTCTATTAAAAATTCTGACGCTCCACCAGAGGACAAAATAAGAGCTCAAGAAATGGTGCTAGAGGCGTATGAAGCTGAAGTGGCTGATAGAGCCTCAGCTAGACAAAGAGAAATGACGGCTTTAGCTGCAGGATCAAACGACTTGCTTTTTAAAACGGTCGGCTGGGGTATTACTTTGTGTTTTATCGGCGTAGTTGCAGGGGCTATTGGACTATGGGAAATACCTAAAGAATCACAGAGATTGTTTGATATGGGTTTTGGTGCAGTAGTAGCTGCCTTTACTCAAGTTATAGGTTATTATTTTGGATCTTCCGCAGGTAGTAAGCAAAAAACACATTTAATTAATACAAGCTCAGATAATGATAAATTATAAAAAATCTAATTTGAAGCCTAATATTAAAAGACCTGGTGTTCATGCTAAAACCAAAACTTCTTCATTAAAGTCCTCTCGTAATTACCGTAAGTTATACCGAGGGCAGGGCAGATAAAATATTTGTATATTTAACTTTAATTAAATCTAATCTAATGGATATTAGAAAAATATCTGTTGGTCCAGACTATAAATCCGGAGCAATGCACTACATAGTGGGTCAAGAAGTTTTAAATGGAAAATATTTTATTCATTTAATACAGCACGATAATGATGTAGACTCAATTAGAATATGGATACAAAGAAAAGATGAAATACTATTGTGGAAAGAATTTACATCATCAGTACCTATTTCTATAGAATATAATATTAACTTTTAATGAAGTCACCCTTCTACTTTATTGTGGAGCCTGTACAAGGCAAACGATATAATAATACTAAAAATATTTCGGGTATTGATTTTATTACTAGTACAAGCGAAGAGGACTTTACAGTGTCAAATAGAAAAGGTATAGTTATATCAGTTCCTTTAAATTATAAAGGTCCGGTTAAAGTAGGAGATATTCTTCTAGTTCATCATAATGTATTTAAATATTACAATGACATGAAAGGCAGGCAGCAAAGTGGTAAAAGCTTTTTTAAGGACAATTTATTTTTTGTAGATAATAGTCAGTTTTTTATGTATAATCATAATAATCAGTGGATTAGTCATGATAAATATTGTTTTGTAAGGCCAATAAAAAAACAAAAGTCATTTATGTTTAAACGTGGTAAAGAAGAGCCACTTATGGGGGAAATGATTTACCCTAATGAGTATATTTTATCTCATGGAATAAAACCAGGGGCACTAGTTAGTTTTCAGCCAGATACTGAGTATGAGTTTAATGTTGACGGAGAAAAGCTTTATAGGATGTATGATCACCAAATAACTATGTTAATATGAGTTCAGAACTTTTAAAACAACAAATAATAGTAGCAGGTAAAAAAGCTGTGGAACAGTTAATCAAGGTGGCAAAAGAGGATATAATTAAACCTGATCCCGAAGATGAGTTGGCTGCAGATAGGTTAAAGAATGCAGCGGCAACTAAAAAGCTTGCAATATTTGATGCGTTTGACATATTAAATAAAATTGATCAAGAGCAAGAGAATCTAATAACAAACAAAGAAAATGGCCATAAAGTTGAAACAAGACAGGGATTTGCCGAAAGAAGATCAAAATAGATTATTCTACGTAGTTAAAAACTTAATACCAGCAGCTGCTCTTTCCAAAAAAAATAAAGGTAAAACATGGATTTATGGTTATAATGAACAATATGATATTGTCGTAATTAGTAAAAATGGACAAATTGGTAGTATAGTTAATATTAATGGTCTTAATATAGCTTTACCTCCCCAAGCATCGAATATTGTTCAAAGATCTGAGAATAAATCTAAACAATTTTGGGAAAGGAAAGATTTGCCAAAAGAATTAAGTAGAATACATTCAATATTTCAATGGAATGAAATGCCTAGTAATTTTAAAAATAAATGGGTAGAATACATTGAAACAGAATTTGATAATAGAGAATTAGGACATTGGTTTTATAATAATGGAAAACCAACATACATAACAGGGTCTCATTACATGTATCTTCAATGGACAAGTATTGACGTAGGGTACCCTGATTTTCGTGAAGCTAATCGTATATTTTTTATATTTTGGGAAGCTTGTAAGGCTGACAAAAGATCTTTTGGTTTAGTATATTTAAAGATCAGACGGTCAGGTTTTTCTTTTATGGGATCTTCTGAATGTGTTAATACGGGAACGTTAGTTAAAGATTCAAGAGTTGGCATACTTTCAAAAACTGGATCTGATGCCAAAAAAATGTTTACAGACAAAGTTGTACCAATCGCAAACAGACTTCCGTTTTTTTTCAAGCCAATACAAGACGGAATGGATAAACCTAAAACTGAATTAGCATTTAGGGTACCAGCTTCTAAAATAACCAAAAAGAACATGTATGACACAGTAGATGATGAGCTTTATGGTTTAGATACGACTATAGACTGGAAAAATACTGATGAAAACTCTTATGATGGTGAAAAATTACTTTTATTAGTACACGATGAGAGCGGTAAATGGGTAAGGCCTAACAACATTTTAAATAATTGGAGGGTTACCAAAACCTGTTTGCGATTAGGTAGTAAGATCATCGGTAAATGTATGATGGGTTCCACGTCAAATTCTTTGAGCAAAGGTGGAGATAATTTTAAAAAGCTTTATGAAGATAGTAATGTAGAAACACGAAACACAAATGGACAGACAAAAAGTGGCATGTATTCACTTTTTATTCCTATGGAATGGAATATGGAAGGATTTATAGATAAATACGGTATGCCTGTTTTTTATAAACCAGAAACAAAAGTCTTAGGTGTGGATGATGAATATATTTATAACGGAGCTATTGACTATTGGCAAGCGGAAGTAGATTCATTTAAAAGCGATCCCGATGCCCTAAATGAATTTTATAGACAATTTCCTAGGACAGAATCCCATGCATTTCGGGACGAAAGCAAAACTTCACTTTTTAATCTTACAAAAATATATCAGCAAATAGATTACAATGATTCTTTAGTGATTCAGCATCACGTGACTAGGGGAAGATTCTATTGGGAAAATGGAATACAAGACTCCAAAGTAATATTTACTCCTGATCCTAAAGGTAGGTTTAAAGTTTCTTGGATGCCAAATAAAAACATAACTAATAAAAAATATAAAAAATATAACCAATATTTTCCACTTAATGAACATATAGGTGCATTTGGCTGTGATTCTTACGACATATCAGGTACTGTGGTAGGCAGGGGTTCTAATGGTGCCTTACATGGTTTGACAAAGTTTAACATGGAAGAAGCGCCTAGTAACGAGTTTTTTTTAGAATACGTTGCAAGACCTCAAACAGCAGAGGTTTTTTTTGAAGAGGTGTTGATGGCTTGTGTGTTCTATAGCATGCCTATTCTTATAGAAAACAATAAACCTAGACTTTTGTATCATTTTAAAAACAGAGGATATAGAGGATTTTGCATGAATAGACCAGATAAGCATTACACTAAATTATCTAAAACAGAAAAAGAATTAGGAGGCATTCCCAATACATCTGAAGACGTAAAACAATCACATGCATCTGCAATAGAGTCTTATATTGAAAAGCATATTGGTTTAGATTTGTCGGGCGCTTATCGAGAGCCTACGGAAATGGGAACTATGTATTTTTCTCAAACATTAGAAGAGTGGGCAAGGTTTGATATAAACAATCGTACAAAGTTTGATGCCACGATAAGTTCAGGTTTAGCGGTCATGGCAAATCAAAAAAACCTGTATTTACCTGAACAAAAACAAAACAAAATAAATCTTAACTTTGCAAGATATGCTAATAATGGAATATATAGTGAATTAATCAAATAGATGGAAGACGTAAAAATTAATATTTCATCTGTAGGTTTTCCAAGTCAGTTTGTATCAGACTCAGAAAAGGCCACCAAAGAATTTGGATTACAGATAGGACAAGCGATACAATATGAATGGTTTCGTAAAGATTCCAATGGCTCCCGCTACTATAGTCAGTGGAGAGATTTCAACAGGCTTCGTTTATACGCACGCGGAGAACAATCTGTGGCTAAGTATAAAAATGAGCTTGCTGTAGATGGTGACCTTTCCTATTTAAATCTTGATTGGACACCAGTTCCAATACTTCCGAAATTTGTGGATGTTGTTGTCAATGGAATGCAAGATCGTTTATTTAAAGTAAAAGCATATGCTCAAGATGCCTTGTCTCAAGCTAAAAGAAGCAAATATCAAGACATGATTGAAGGGCAAATGGCTGCCAAAGATATTTTAAATACGGTACAACAGAACACCGGTTTCGATCCCTTTATTATGAATCCGGATGACTTACCATCTACTGATGAAGAGTTGTCTCTATATATGAATCTCAATTATAAGCCTGCTATAGAAATAGCTGAAGAAGAGGCTATAGATACTATGTTTGCTGAAAATCATTATGAAGATATAAGAAAGCGAATAGATTATGATCAAATGGTTGTAGGTGTCGGTATGGCTAAACATGAATTTTTAGCTGGAGCAGGAGTGCAAATATCCTATGTGGATCCTGCTAATGTTGTTTACAGTTATACCGAGGATCCATTTTTTAAGGATTGTTTTTATTGGGGTGAAATTAAAACTGTTTCAATAACTGAATTAAATAAAATCGATCCCACTTTAACAACAGAAGATTTAGAAATTATATCTCAATATAGCCAGAGCTGGTATGATTATTTTAATACAGCTCAATATTATGAAAATGATATATTTTACAGGGACACCTGTACATTGATGTATTTTAATTATAAAACCACTAAAAAGATGGTATATAAGAAAAAGATCAATGATAATGGCGCTACGAGAATGATCGAAAAAGATGATTCATTTAATCCTCCTGAGGAGATGATGGATGAAGGTAATTTTGAAAAAATAGAAAAGACTATAGATGTATGGTATGATGGTGTTATGGTTATGGGAACAAACATAATACTAAAATGGGAGTTAGCTAAAAACATGGTTAGACCTAAGTCTTCTTCTCAACACGCTTTACCTAATTATGTTGCAGCAGCCCCACGTATGTATAAAGGTGTTATAGAATCTCTTGTAAGAAGAATGATTCCTTTTGCTGATTTAATTCAGATCACTCATTTAAAGTTACAACAAGTAATAGCTCGTACTGTTCCTGATGGTGTTTATATCGATGCAGATGGATTAAATGAAGTAGATCTTGGTACTGGTTCGGCCTATAATCCAGAGGATGCATTAAGATTATATTTCCAAACAGGGAGTGTTATTGGCCGAAGTTATACCCAAGAGGGCGAGTTCAATCAAGGAAGAGTTCCAATACAACAACTTACAAGCAACTCTGGGGCATCTAAAACACAAATGCTTATAGCCAATTATAACCATTATTTAGATATGATAAGATCTGTTACTGGATTAAATGAGGCTAGAGATGGTAGCACGCCAAATCCAGATGCTTTAGTTGGAGTTCAGAAGCTAGCGGCATTATCATCTAATACAGCTACCCGACATATATTAGACGGAAGTCTTTACATATATCGTACTTTGGCAGAAGCCTTAACGTATAGGGTAGCTGATGTATTAGAGTTTTCAGATTTTAAAGAAGACTTTGTTAATAAAATTGGCAAGTATAACGTAAGTATACTTGGAGAAATATCTCAATTATATATCTATGATTTTGGTGTGTTTATTGAGCTATCACCTGATGAAGAACAACAAGCCAAACTAGAGGAAAATATACAAATGGCTTTATCTAAAGGCGATATAAATCTCGAAGATGCAATCGATATTAGAGAAATTAAAAATCTTAAATTAGCTAACCAATTATTAAAAGTAAAACGAAAAGCTAAACAAGAAAAAGACGAGCAGAGAGAGATGCAAAAGCAGGCTATGATATCTCAGCAACAATTAAAATCTCAAGAGTTAGCTGCACAGGTTGCGGTACAAAAAATTGAATTAGAAACTCAAGGCAAGTTAAAATATAAGCAAGGCGAGATACAATTAGAAATTGAAAGAAATAAAGCAGAAGCTCAACTTAAAAGCCAACTTATGGAGCAAGAGTTTCAGTACAATTTACAACTTCGCAATATGGACGGTATGGCACTCGCTAACAGAGAAAAGAGTCGGGAAGATGCAAAGAGTCAACGTATTAGTCAACAAAACACTGAGCAGTCTAAACTTATTAATCAGCGAAAAAACAATCTTCCCCCTCAAAATTTTGAATCTAATGAAGATAGTTTAGATGGTTTTGATTTAGCTGAGTTCTCCCCACGATAGGCTCAAAAACGTATATATTTTTTATATAACTTTGTAATTAGTAAAATCTAATTTAAATCTAATGGAAATTAAAGTAAGAGAACTAACTGATGTTGAAGAAAAATCAGTACAACAAGTTGAGCAAGAGTTGTTAGAAAAACATGAAGCTCAGCAAGAAATAAAATTTGATGAAGACCCTAAAATAGAAGTACAGAATAAAGATGCTGAATCTTCAAGCAAATCCGAAGACGCAAATAGTACAAAGGAGGAGCCAAAAAAAGAAGAGATTAGGGAAGAAGCAAAACAGGAGGCGGTTGATGAAGCTAAGCCTCTTTCAGAAGAAGAAGTTCTTTCATATATTGGAGACAGGTATGGTAAGCAGATAAATTCTATAGATGAGTTAGTTGCGGCTAGAGAGGAAACTCCTGAGATGCCAACTGACGTAGCTGCTTACTTTAAATACAAAAAAGAAACGGGACGAAGTATAGAAGACTTTGTAAGACTACAAAGAGATTATTCAGATCTTCATCCCGACGCTTTGTTAAGAGAGTATCTCACAGTTACAGAAGAAGGTCTAGATCCAGAAGACATTGAGTCATTAATGGAAGACTATGTTTATGATGAGGAAATAGACGATGAATCGGTAATTAAGAAAACTAAATTAGCAAAGAAAAAAATTGTTGCTAAAGCAAAAAGATTCTTTAAAGATCAGCAAGAACAGTATAAGTTGCCTCTTGAGTCAAGAGAAAACAGTTTTTCAGATACTGAAGAATATAAAACTTATCAGCAATATATAAAAACAGCTCAAAGTCAACAGGAAGAAGCACAGCGCAAGAGCGAATGGTTTATCAAAAAGAGTGATGAATTATTTAACAATGAATTTAAAGGTTTTAAATTTAATTTGGATGAAAGCGAAGTTTACTTTACCCCTGGGGGGACTTCCGAACTAAAAAAAGCACAAGAGACACCTATGAATTTTGTAAATAAATTTTTAGACTCAAGTGGTCTTTTAAAAGATGCGGAAGGTTACCACAGATCTTTAGCTATTGCTATGAACCCTGAAAAATTTGCTCAGTTTTTTTATGAGCAAGGAAAGTCTAGTGCTACAGAGGATGTTATGCGTAAAACTAAAAATATAAATATGAGTACACGCAAAACGCCAGAAGTATCAGTAAAGTCAGGGTTTCAAGTAAAATCAGTTTCATCGCCTTCGAGTAATGGGCTGAGAATTAAAAGTATTAAGAAAACTTAGTTTAATTTAAAATTAAAAAATCATGCCGGGACAAGTTAAATCAACCCCTACGTTTGCGCTAACACCGAGTTCAGAAAGAACTCCAACAGCGGAAAATTACATAACTAACTTTGACTTTTTAAACCAGTATCTACCTGATACTTATGAAAAAGAGTTTGAGCGTTATGGAAACAGAACTATCTCTTCATTCCTACGTATGGTAGGAGCTGAGATGCCTACTAACTCTGACTTAATTAAATGGGCAGAGCAAGGTAGATTACATACAAAATATACTTCAGTTGGAACTGCAGGTGCTCAAGGTGCGGATCAAGTGACTTTTCAAGTTAATGACACACTAGACCCTACAGCTGCAGAGCAAGTAATTAGAGTTGGACAAACAATTGTTGTTGTTCAAAATGACGGATCAGGATCTAATAAGGCTGTTGTAAGCGCAGTTAATAATGCTGGTGGTGGAAGAGGACAGTTTACTGCTGATTTCTACGAAGCTGGTGGTTTAGTTACCGCTGGTACTGGTGCAGGTAATGCTGATGTAACTGTATTTATTTATGGATCTGAATTTAAGAAAGGAACTGCCGGAATGGAAGGTTCTCTTGAATCTAATGACTTTATCTTCGATAACAAGCCTATTATTATTAAAGATACATATAATGTATCTGGATCTGATATGGCTCAAATCGGATGGGTAGAGATTACAACTGAAGATGGAGCTACAGGATATTTATGGTATTTAAAATCAGAGCATGAAACAAGGTTGAGATTTGATGATTACCTAGAGACTGCAATGATTGAGGCTGTACCAGCTGAGCAAAACTCTGGTGCTGCTGCTATACTTGGAAGCTCAGGTGCTGCTGCAAATCCTGGCGCTGGATCAGATGGTATTTTCTTTTCTGTACAACAGAGAGGAAATATCTGGGACGGTGGTAACCCTACTGTACTAGCAGATTTTGATAACGTTATTAGCAGACTCGACAAGCAAGGAGCAATTGAAGAAAATGTTTTATTCGTTGACAGACAGTTTGCTTTTGATATTGACGATATGTTAGCAGCACAAAATGCTTACGGAGCAGGCGGAACTTCTTATGGACTATTTGATAATGACGAAGAAATGGCACTGAATTTAGGTTTTTCTGGTTTTAGAAGAGGATATGATTTCTATAAAACAGATTGGAAATACCTAAACGATCCAACTATGCGTGGAGGTCTTCCTACAGGCGCTGGATCAGGACGTGTAAATGGTCTATTAGTCCCTGCGGGATCTACCAGTGTTTATGATCAAATTTTAGGCAAAAATGCTAAAAGACCGTTCCTCCATGTTAGATATAGAGCTTCTGAAACAGAAGACAGACGTTACAAAACTTGGATCACTGGTTCTGCTGGTGGCGCAAGAACAAGTGATGTTGATAACATGCAAGTTAACTTCTTGTCAGAAAGAGCAGTTTGTACTATGGGTGCAAATAATTTCTTTATCTTCCAAGAGTAATATATTTTTGTTCAAGGGAGCTTTCGGGCTCCCTTTTTTATATAAATTTTAAATTTAATCTAATGAGTACTACTACAAAATATGTAGATAAAATCTACAAACTTACGCGTGAAAGCGCTCCACTTTCTTTAATTTTAGCATCTCGTCATACACAAAGATTTCCCCTCTTGTGGTTTGACGAAGAAACAGGCACAAACAAAGCCCTAAGATATGCACGTAATCAGAACTCCCCTTTTCAAGAGGAGCAAGACGATAATGCTATTTTAGAGCCTATTGTGTTTGAAAATGGATTTTTAACTGTTAAAAAAGAAAATCAAGTATTACAAAAATTTTTAGAATACCATCCAGGTAAAGGCAGGGTTTATGTTGAAGTCGATAAAGCAAAAGATGCGGCAAAGGTTGTCGATAATTTAAATGAAGAAGTTGACGCTTTAATAGAAGCAAGGCAGTTAACCGTTGATCAAGTAGAGAACATATCTAGAGTTTTATTTCAACATGATATATCCAAAGTAACCACAGCTGAATTAAGGAGAGATATTTTAGTTTTTGCAAAGAATCAACCTAAAGATTTTTTAACATTATTAAAAGATCCTTCACTTAAATTAAATTCTAAGATTCAACTTTTCTTTGATAAAAATTTATTACAGTTCCGTAACAGTCAAAAAGAAGTATGGTTTAATACTCCTTCAAATAAAAAGAAAATGTTAAATGTACCTTTTCAAGAGGATCCATATTACATTATAGGATCATATTTTCAAAGCGATGATGGCTTGGAAGCACTAAAGCATTTATCTAATCTATCTAAAAACGTATAAATACTACCTTTTTATTTTTTGTATATTTGTACTTTGTTTAACCCATTAATTTTTTAAATATGGCAAAATATATAACTATTAGCAGTTCAGCTGACGCTGGAAATGTACACATCGCAATAGATAAGATTTTGTTTGCTGAGACCAATTCGTCTACAGCAGCCAAGATATTTTTAATGGACGGAACTAAGCATATTGCAATCACTGGAACAAACTTAACGTCTGGTTTTGGAGAGAACGTAAATGCAGCAATGGTAACAGCAGCTCAAACTAGCTGGACCAATGCTACTGTCGCGGTCGATCTAGAAGACGATATGACTGTGACTGGGGTAGCTATCGGTTAGTACTACACATTTTTTTATTGTTTTTTCAATTTTGAAGTTAGGGGTCAAGTAAAATTGACCTCTTTTTTTTTTACTTATCTTTGTGTAAAAGACTACGTATGATAAATTCTGTACGAAATACAGTTTTAGCAATCATTAACAAAAACAATTATGGTTATTTATCACCAAATGATTTTAATTTATTTGCTAAACAAGCGCAACTTGATTTATTCGATGAGTATTTTTTTCAATATAATCAACAAATAAATGAAGAAAACGCTAGATTATCAGGTACAGGATATGCAGATATTAAAAAAGGGTATGAGGAGGTCATAGACACTTTTTCAGTTACAAGCGCACTAACACAAAATGCTTCAAATGTATATTTTCTTCCATCTGCTGCAACTACTGGTTCTGATTATTATTTAATAAATCAAGTTAGATGCTCTAGCGGAGGAGTCTTTAAAGGTATAGCAGAGCTAGTTTCTAACAATAATATTACGCTACTAAACAATTCTTTACTCACTGCACCTTCTGTTGCTTTTCCGGCATATACTCAAGAAGCTGGATCTATTGCAATATTTCCTAATACATTTAATGGAGCTAGTGATATAGAGTGCCAGTATATACGATACCCTAAAGACCCGAAATGGACATTCCAAACAATATCTAATGGTGAGCCTGTATTTGATCAAAGCCAACCTGATTTTCAAGACTTTGAATTACCCTTAGATGATGGTAATGATTTAGTATCTAAAATATTACAATATGCAGGTATATCTATTAGAGAAGCAGATATATTTAGATTTGGTCAAGTAGAAGAACAAACACAAAATCAAGAGCAATAATTATGACGTATATAACTCAAAAAAAATATTATTCAAATGATGGAGTTACGCCTACAGATGCAAATTGGGGATCTTATCAATATGTAAGTCTTAGCGATATAGTCACTAATTTTATGCTAATGTATAGTGGCAATCATGCTCTTGTTAATAATGTTAATCGTTTTAAAATATTATTTCACGCAAAAAGAGGTATACAAGAATTAAATTATGATGCATTTAAAGAAATTAAATCTCTACAATTAACAGTTTATTCTGATTTAAGGTTCGTTTTACCTCCCGACTATGTAAATTGGGTAAGAGTATCTATGTTTAAGGACAATACAATTAGACCTCTAGTGGAAAATATTCAAGTACAGTCAGCTTTATCTTATGTACAAACAGCAACCGCTAGCTTTACTTACGATGGTAACAATGTGCAAACTAAAACATCTAGCCTAGACACGGCAAGAACAGATGGATCACTTAATAGCATATACTTGAATCAAGCAAAACTAGATCAAGATAATATACCTCCATTTAATGAGGATTATTATGATACCTTCATGGGAGCTCGATACGGCCTTAATACGGAGACAGCTAATATAAACCCTACCTTTACGATAGATAAGAAAGCTGGGGTTATCAATTTTAATTCTACGATGGCAAATGAGGAGTGTATTTTAGAGTATATTTCTGATGGCATGGAGAATGGTGACGATTCTTTAATAACTCTAAATAAATTATTCGAAGATTACATATACGCTTACATTAAATATTCTTTGCTAAATAATAAATTTGGAGTCCAAGAATACATTGTTAATCGCGCACGTAAAGATAAGACGGCATTACTACGTAATGCTAAAATACGCTTGAGTAATATTCATCCTGGAAGATTGCTTATGAATTTGAGGGGTGAAAATAAGTGGATAAAATAACATGGCACGGACACAACGGAATTTTATTGCAGGCCGTATGAATAAAAGCCTTGATGAGAGGCTTATACCAAATGGTGAATATGAAGATGCTCTAAACGTTAGATTAGGGTCTACTGAAGCTTCCGAAATTGGTTCCGTCGAAAACGCTAAGGGTAATGTACAGCTAACTAGCTTATTTTTTTTAGACCAACAAGCTCTAAGCTCTAGAGCTAGATGCATTGGTTCTTTTGCTGATACTGCTAATGAAACAATTTACTGGTTTGTCCATGATCCAAATTTTACTTTGGTGGATACTGGTAAATGTGATATGATTTGTTCTTTTAATACAGTAACGACAGCTTTAACATATCACGTGGTAAGCACTGATGATGGCAGTGGAGTAAAAACTACTTTAAATTTTAATCCACAAAAGTTAATAACTGGCGTTGATAAAATAGGAGATTTTTTATATTTTACTGACAATTTCAATCCTCCTAGATTTATAAACGTAAATTTTAGTTATCAAGAGCCATTGTTAGACGGAACACCGCCATCAGGCACAACAGCACTATGGAAGTTTCAAGCCAAAAAATCAATTGTCGGTGTTGATGAATTTATTGGGTTTCATCGGGGGACTCTTTCAGGATGCCCGACTAGCTTGGATCCATATGGTGTAGGCGTTTCGCCTACTATAACTCTAATACCGTTGCCTGGTGTTGACTGCTACACCTCCGGAACTACTTTTACAAAAGGGTTTGGATTACAAGGTAATAATTTAGCTTCTTCACTAGCTTTGACACATTTTTTTACTGATGTAACTGCAGGGACCACTTCTATCGGTTTAATTAATGCCAATACTATATCTAATCCTGGGACATCAAGTATATCAGGTACAATTGCAGGAGATAATGGCACTAGTGGCACTTGGTCTAGTAATTATTCTACCTCTCTGTCTTATACAGATGGTAACGGCGATACACAACAACCAGAGTCAGTTGGCTCTGTTACATTAACTGGTCTTACCTTAACGGAGGACGTAACATACACTTTATCCTGATGGCTAGTTATATAGATCAATTTAACGCAGACGCACTACTAGTTGTTAAAAAACCACCGACAAGTGCTCCTATTATACGCCCTTTCAAGTCTGCAACAGATAATAATTTTTTAGAAGACCGTTTTGTTTGTTTTGCTTATAGATATCAATATGCTAATGGAGAGTATTCAGCTACTTCACAATTTAGTGCACCAGCTTTTACAACGCAATCATTTCGTTTTAGCCTTGATAGCTACTTAAATGAAGGAATGTTAAACTCATCAAATGCTGTAGAAATTACATTTGAAACGGGCGATAATTTAGTTAAATCCATAGAGTTACTTTTTAAAGAATTTAATGATCCTACAATAAAGGTTATCGAAAAACTAAACAAGTTAACTTTAGGTTTGGCTAATAATCAAACATCCACCTTTATATTCGATAGTCAAAAAATATTTACTGTTTTACCAGAAAACGAAATTTTAAGATTATACGATAATGTTCCGATTATAGCTAAGGCTCAAACCTTGATGGGTAATAGGTTAATTTATGGTAATTACGTTGAAGGTTATAATTTAGTAGATAGGTTTAATACTCCAATACAATTAAATTTTAGTGCATCACTACAAGCTTATACAATTAATTCTCAAGATGTATCAGTTATAACAGCAAATGGTGGATATAATTTCGGGGGTTATATTGTTATTGCAGATAGTGACGTGACTATAGAATTAGACCCAACACTGTTAGTAGCGGGGTCCTCTTTGACTTTTGTGCTGCCAATTGAACACGCTAGCTTTCAAGGTCAAACACCCTTTCCTTCCGAAACAACAACACAACAAGAGTTTAGTTTTGTTTATATTTTGCCACAAGACTTCTCTTCCGTTCATGAACTTGCTCAAAGTGCCGATTTTGTTTCAAAGGTGGGATCATCTACTAACATACAAACTGTAGCAAATTCTTGTAATGGAGCTACTTACACTGATGTTTTAAATTGTACTATTCCAAACCAACTAGATAGTTATTTCAAAAAAGCTAGTGGGATTGCAGCAGCAGGGGAACCGATTCAAATATTTAGCGCACCCAACAGCAACTTTTTAGGTTTACAGCTTATAGCAATGCAGTTCGTAGACAGTTTGAGTTCACCTACACAGACTTTTTACGAATATTATAGATTCACATCAGCGCAAGTAACTTATTCTAGTTCGGTAAATAATTATTCCTTACACAGTAACCGTGGCTATGAAATTGGAATAGTTTACATGGACGAATTTAATAGATCAAGTACGGCACTTGTCAGCTCTGAAAACACTGTTCATGTATCCTGTGGCGATTCAGTTACTCAAAATACCATTCAAGTTACAATACCTGGAGGCATAACGACACCGCCTCAAATAGCACCGGAGTGGGCTACAAGGTATAAATTTGTTATTAAGCCAGATAAAACTGATTACGATACCATATACACTAACGTTTACTTTCAAGATCCAGACAGTAATTTTGTGTATTTTTTGTTAGAAGGTGAAAATGCAAATAAAGTACAAGAGGGCGATCGCCTAATAGTTAAGAGAGATTCCGTGAGCCCTTTGTCTCAATGTGCGTATACCACTGTTTTAGAAAAACAAAGTCAACCGTCTCAGTTCTTAGAGATTGATAATCCTTTAGACCCAACAAAAAAAATACCTATACCGTCAGGTGTTTACATGAAGTTATTCCCTAGTAACTTCTCTACGACGAACTCTACAGAGTTAGGAGGAAATTTTGTTTCTTACCCTGAAGCTGCTGTGACAGCCTCCGATAATGATCGATATCCTGTTGCTAATTTTCCTGTAACGGTTCCTGATCCTTCGGCAACAAGTCCAGTAACTAATGCTGATTATACTTTGCCTGAAGGAAGTGTGGTAAAAATTAAATATCACCAACTTAGACCTGGAACCAGCTTTACAGTTGAACGACATTTTTATGAATATGAAGATGAAATAGTTGCAACAGCTACTTATGCTAACTTTAAAGCTTTTTTCGAGGGAGAAAATGTTATTGACAGAATTAACGCTAACGGAGTTTCTTGTAATTCTTGGCCTCCATTTCCATTGTCTGATGGTAGAGATGTGGCTTGTCGAGACGCTAATACTACTAATGTGTACACAAGTTCAAATTTTCAGTCGACATCCAATCCAGAAAACATATTACGAGGAAAAGGAAATGCGCAAATCGACACTGCGATGTTTGTCAATTTTTGGAGGTTTGCTGAGAATACAACTACGGGTGAAACATTTTTAATGGCTACGGGAACACGAGCAGCTGCCGGATCAGCCTCTGGTAACGATTCCACCGTTAGGCTTCAGATAGAAGTTGTTAGGCAAGAGTCTAGTATTGTTTTTGAAACCATTCCACTAGATTCTCTACCTGATGTGTGGTATGAAAATGATTTATCATTTGCCATTGATTCTCAAGGTCAACACTCTGGCGATGTTCAAAATCAAGTTATAAACTTTCAAAATTCAACTCAACCTATTACTCCACAAGATGCAATAGTAAACACGGGGTTTGCTAACTGTATTACATTCGGAAATGGAGTCGAAAGTTATAAGATCCGAGACTCTATAACAGGAAAGGAAATTAATTTTGGAAATAGGGTTATCACTACCTCTTCTCAAATATATAAAAGAGCACATAGATTTGCTGATCTTACATACAGCGGAGTTTTTAATGATGAGTCAAATGTTAATAAGCTAAATGAATTTAATTTAGGGCTTTTAAATTTTAAACCGCTTGAAGACCTATATGGCCCAATACAAAAGCTACATGGCAGAAGAACCGATATACTTACCCTACAAGAAGATAAAATATCATATGTTTTACAAGGCAAAGACTTGTTAACAGACGCTAGTGGAGGTGGTGCTTTGACTTCAGTGCCTACTGTTTTAGGCACACAAGTAGCTCGTGATGAAGAGTTTGGAATTAGTAGTAATCCAGAGAGTTTTGCTGTTTATGGTAATAATAAATTTTTTACTGATTCTAAGCGCGCAGCAGTTATAAGATTAACAGGTGGTGACACAGGTCCTGAAATATTAACAGTCATTTCTGAATCTGGCATGAGGTCTTGGTTTAGAGACTTCTTTGTTGATTGTATCGGAAATCAAAAGCTTGGTGGGTTTGATCCCTATATGAATGAATATGTTTTAGCTAGTAATTCAGAGCAAGTAACAACCTTTACAAACTGTTTGCCATGTGGCACTACAGAAAATGTATTAGTAAATCCTGGTGAAGAAACTATATATTGTGTGAACGTGACTCAAGAGGTAGGCACCGTTGCTATTAATTATGTTATTCCAAATTCTGTAGAAGATAACATTATTAGTGAAACTGATACCCCTAGTGCTGGCGCTGGTTTAGTTGATGTCATATCGGAAGCAGGTTTAGATATAAGGACAGAAGCAACAAATTCTGGAGTTGGTTATACTATTGAAGCTATATATAATAATGTTAGTTTTTCAACTGGATTGGTTTTTCAAAGTGGTACATTAGAGTTTAATAAAAATAATGTAGATGTAAGAGAGGTAACTCTAAAAGTTACAACAACCTCGACCGTATCAGATACTATACAAGTAACAACTGAGTGTCCAGCACAAAATATATTGAACATATATAGCATAGCAATAACGAGTAATAATGAGGCAGGTCAATTTATTCATAATCAATATTCTTGGCAAGACAGTACTTTTTCATCTCCTCTACATTCAAACCAAATAACTTTTTCATCCGATACATCATCTGATCCAATAGTTTCACAATACTCATTAGTTACAGGAATTATAGGGTCTGGTGCAATACCAAGTGAGGGTGCAAACGTAAAAATTATTAGCAACAAGTTAGCAAACGATAATTTTACATTTAACACCTCAACTAATCAATTTAGATTTTTAAGAACAAGCACAAAATATTCCAACAACTCCAATGAAATATTATCTTTATTAAACGCATCAAGTTTGGCTTCACCAATAGTATCTTCTAATGATTTACATTATGCTGATTTTGCAATGCCAAATAATTTAGGTGACTTTTTATATTTAATTTGGGATTATAGAAGTCCAACTCAACTGTTTTTAAATTATGACTCTACATCAGCTAGAAATGCTTGTTGTGGAACAGTACCAGTTGGTCCAGAGTTCGATTGTAATACACAAACAGGATACAGTGGTGGAGAAAGCTTCCCCTCTACTCAAATTATTAATTTAGGGGCAGCTACAGGAGTTGTAACGCTAACCTTTAATGCTGGAGGAGTTCCTGATAAATTTATAGTTGAGTTTGATGGGTCTGAAGTTATAAATACAGGATACAGAGGAGATTCACAATTCCAAGGGGCATTAAATACTGCTTTGGCAGAAAGAGGTTTGCCACCAGAAACTATACAAGGATCGGGGAGCGGAACCGCTACCTTTACTAAGAGCACATCAACAACAACAGCGACACTTAAAGTATTTGCCCCAATGTCTGGTACTCAGTGGACAGTAACATTATCATGTCCAGTATAAATTAAAATATTATGGCAGTAGGAACATATTTTTTAGACACAGCAACATTTGCTAACGCTATCACTGTTTATACAGATCAGCAGCTAACTCAAATTGCCCCCGATGGTTTTTATTCTGATGACATAATAGCAAGACAACAAGTAAGTGGGAAACTTCAAGCTGCAGAAACCTGCAACTGTGCTGCTACACCCACACCCACGGCTACACCTACTCCAACAATTACAGCGACACCTGTGCCTACCCCTACCGCTACGCCATTCCCTTCACCAACACCAGGGCCAACGTCAGCGCCTACTGCAACCCCTACGCCTACGCCTACGCCTACGCCTACGCCAACACCTACGATTGCAGGATATTATTACAGATTAGAGCCGTGTCCTCCATGTAATACAACTGAAATAAGATATTTATTCTCTACGTCTGCTTTGACTGACAATCAGAGGTATATTGAACCGC